CTGTAGCACCAGACGCTGCCTGCACTGCCGGTTGAGCAGCCACTGACGTGGCTACGCGATTTGTGAGGCCAGGAGCGAGCGTCCTCGACAATGCCTGAGTGGTCCTGGCCACTTGGCCAGCCGGCAGGGCAATGCCCAGAGCATCGGCTCCACCAGCCCCTGCGCGTCTGGCAATCTTGTCGCCGGGTGTTTCGTACTGCCCACCGAAATCCATGCCCCCAACTTTTTCCAGGGCCGACTGAACCGGAGCCGATATTGCTCGCCCAAATTTGTTGAAAGCTGCCCGTGGGTCAACGCGAATCCCAGTCTCTGGAACCCCCACAGCTCTCATCCCCGCCTCGGCTAGTTTGGGAATACCCTCAACATAGTCTAGCGCTCGATCGGTAAACCCCTGCGCAGCCATTTCAGCCTTGCGGAGGTAATCGGCGGCGGGCGTTGGGGTTCGAGGCTCCACCACTGTGACAAACCTGGCGCCGTCGTAAGCAACGACCTCACCGGTGGCTGGGTTTTTCCTGACAGGTGTAGCCTCAAATTTTCGAGTCTCTGGGTTCCAGAGTACAGCCTGCTGCGTCGCTGGGTTATATCTCAGGGCCATCGTTATCTCTGCCCCCAATTGGTATTCCCGGCCTCACCGGAGTTTGGTACTGCTTCGAACCCTTTTTCAGCTATATCTTTCTCTTGCTGTTCCGTTGGGTCTGACCCGACCGCATCCCCTTGGTTTTGATGGGCGTATTTAATTTGCAGCCTCAGGATTGTCTGGAGAGCTGCTTGGCGGCGCTCGACAGGAATGCTGGCGTCACCAACTACGCCGGCAGCCTCTCTATACAAATTCACGTCTCTGTCCGATTGTGGCCCCTCCATTCTCGGCACGTTTTGCATCAACCCCGCTTGGATCACCTTGAGCCTCTGAGCTTTTTGAGCGCCAGAGGTGGAGACTCCGACCACAGCCAGGGCGTCATCGACCAAACTGCCCAGGACCGAACCCGTTGCACCCGGCAGGAGTTCTTTCGCCTGATTGACGAGCTCGACCATCTCTTTCGATTGCCGGGACCGCTCCTCACGTTTCGCCTCGACCACCGCCGCGCTCTTCTGCTCTTGCAGCGCAGCCGCCACGGCGATCTTCTGATTCTGCACGCTATCGGGAAGCTTGACGTCGCGACCCTTTACTGCAGGCGTTTCGGCAATCACTGGGTTATAGTGTATGCCTGGAATAAACCGCTCGAGACGCGAGCCACTTGGTGAGTTGGGGTCTGCAGCCGTTATATTTTGGCCGCCGCCAGCTGTTAAATTCATGGCGAGTGAAGTGTTACCTACCCTGTACGCGGCAAGGGCCTGCTGGTTGGACGCGATCTTGAGCGCAATGCCGGCAGGCATGCTCCCCATTTTCACGTCGTTTGCGAGGGTTGGCATGCCTTGAGCCGCCAGGAATTGAGACGTTTCGTTGAGCTTTCTCGTCTTGGCACCCTGCTCCCATTCGGCTGTTTTCTGCTGTAATCCGAATCGGTCGCGCGCTAATTGAGCTGACCGGTCTTGATTAGCCTGAGCTTGCATAGATTGCGCGTTTTGCATCGCAGCAGCCGCCGCCTTAGTGCCAGGAAATTGCGCGGCGATTGCGCGCATTTGGTCCGCCGTGGGTCGCGGCTTAAGAACGCCAGGGCCCAACTCTGGGCCGCCCATCTGAGCCATCGCCGCCTTTTCCTGAGGTGTGTTGTACAGGGCTGCAATGGCGTCGGCAGCCGACTGCTCTTTTCGGTACGCGCCTGCCTGAGCTAATCCCTTGCCCAGGCCGGCTAGGCCTGCTCCCAGCCCCTTAAGAGGGCTGTCGACCATGATGGGGCCTCTCGGCGCGGCCACCTGCATCGGCCTCTGAGAAGGCTGTACAAAGCGCTGACGAGCCGCCTGACGAAGGGCTAGAGGGCTGGCTGATCGGAATGGGTTGGTCGGCTGAAATGCCATGGCTCAGCGCTCCAAATCTCTGTCGATAATTCGATCCATCACCCACCTCAGCGCAGTCTTGATGCGCGGCTTGTCTGAGATGTATTCGGCAAAAGATTCGCCCTTGGCTATATAAAGATTCCTCAACCAGGATGGGCCACGCTCAAGCAGCCATTCGCGGAACAGAAGCCACGTGGGGTCCGTAGGTCCGTATATCTCCCGCGCCACCCAGCACAATGCAGCAATTCCCGAGAAAAGCCCTCCGACTCCGCTAAGTAAGCTGCCAGCTCCACCCCCTTGCTGCACCACCGGCTGCCTCGATATTTGACCCTGAGGTGTGAGCCCAAGTTGCTGCGACCGTATCTGCAGTCCTCGTAGAGGATTATTCATTTCGTCCAAGAAATCGCCATAGTTATTGCTCAGCAGTTCTTGCTCTCTCCCCCTCTGCAGCGCGCCAGCCCCTTGCTGAGACTGAGCAATGGCTGTGTCCCTCTCCAGACGCGAGAGGGCAGAGCGGCGCATCTGCTCAGCGCCTTGCAGGCCTAGAGATCCAAAATTCTGAGCACCCTGCATCGCACCTTGGGTGCCAGCCTGGGATGCGCCAAGAGCCGTATTGAAGCCCTGGCTGCGCAGCTGACCAGACGCCTGCGCGAGGGCGTCCATGTAATTTTCGTCTGCCAGTGAGGAGGCAACGGCGGCGCGTGACCCACCGAATGAACTGGCATCGAGCTGGTCGTCAATGCCGCGCTGCGTTCGGTCGCGAGCCTGACGCAGATCCTGCTCAACTCCCCCTAGAACTTGATTAATATACGGGTCCTGATAACCAGCCATGCCCTGCTGCACACTGGTGTTGTAAGCACCTGGTGTGGAGGCCTGTGCCTGATTCATACTCCAATCCGTTAGGGTGTTACTCTTACCACCTCCAAGACCCATTGCGCCGGCGCTCAGCGGTCCCTGATTAAGACCGGCGATGCCCGCGAAAGCCTGGTTCTCCAGATCAGCAAATTGAGCCGTCCTCTCACCTCTGAATGGAATATAAGGCTGATTCGCGATCTCGCTGGCGAGCTCTAGATTCTGGTATCCGTACTCCTGGATCTCGGGCAAGGGTTTGCTGGTCGATTCGACCATTTTCGTGCCACCACCACCTTTACCCATCACACAAGCTCCTTACTGATAACGGCGGCCACCGGTGTGTATCCGGCGTCAGCCAAGACCCGGGTCCACCCCCGTCGCCCAATTATTTCCATGCGCGTAGCGCCATTCTCCAAAGCAAACGCCTCGATCTGCAGTCGTATGACGTCCTTCAGCTCTGCCTTCTGGCCGCTGGCCAGGAAAATTCGACAGCTGGTGAGCTGTGGGTAGGTGACGATTTCTGTCACTGCCACCGACCTCTCGCCCATCCAGAGCTGCATCGTTTTTCCCAAGATTGCGTCAAGCACATCCTCTGCAGTGTGCGTGCCCCCAGCGTATTTGAGCGCACGCTGAATCAGTGGTCGGGCTCTCGACCACTCACCTTGATTCGTACTCATTCAGTCTCGCTCGTATCCTGTATTAGTGTGGCCACCACCGCCACTAGCTGTCCCAGCGTGCAGCTGCTCACGTCCAGAGAGCGACTTGGCGCGCTGTTGTTCTGCACAACGAATTGTCTGGCAGCCTCGCCAGCTGAATTGTCCAGAGCGCTCTGAATCTCCACCACTGCCGCCTCAGGATCTGTGGGCAACAGACGGCTCATCTCTGAGCACCCGACTGCTCGATCTCCACCGATTGGTTGCCGGATCTCCAGAACAGGTTTGATGAGCTGCTCGTCACCTCATAAGCCACATACCTGCCGGTGGCACGAGTGTTTACGACTGTCGTTCCGGACTGGATCGTGTGGGGTCCAGAACTGGTGATTTGCCCTAGCGGGGCAATTCTAGTCCTGAGCGTGAGCGACAAGGCGTCGCCTCCGGTCAGGACAAAATCGGGCACGATCGAGCTGAGTGTATAAATTGAACCGTCGGGCAGCGCGGTGTCCCCAGTCCTGAGCGAGGCCACGAGCGGCTGCCCAGCAGCTGACGTGCCTGTGTCGTGCTCGTAAATCGCTCCAGTGGTCGGGTGCACACCAATGGGCTGACTACCCACCGTGCGGTCTGACCATCCTGATCTGGCGAGCGTATTGGTGCTCCAGACGAGGCCAGCCGGCGCCTCACCTGCATGCCAGGTAAGGCACTTGTCATTGTCCCCGCTGGTACCGGTCGTGCGATAGAAGAAAACCCACTCATTAAATTCTGCGTTTCGACCAGCCTGCACGCTGCGCCGGTTTGTCAGATCGATCTCATCAAATACCGTTTTGGCGATAGGACAGGGCAGCTGCTGCAGCCTGCCACCGGCATACTGCATGACACCACCATCATAGGCGTAAAGCACCTGTCCATCGGATTCCACGACGCTGTTAGGACCGAGAGGACTAGGTGAATTGCCGATCCTTCTCACACGCATGACGAGGTCACCACCAATAAATTCCATGAGCTGGAATGCCTCGTCGGTGATGATCGCCATGGCCCTGCCACTGACCGGCGCCACGGCCACGATCTCGCTGCCCCCGGCGATATTTAGGCTGCCGGCGCTATTCGTCACCGTGGGAGTGAAATCCGACAAGTCCGCTTTGTCGCTGAAATCCACGCGCATGCTGTCTGAGGCGCAGCTGAAGCATACGAGCTGACGGCTGTCTGCCAGTACCGCGATCTGCTCGCAGGCTGGAGGGCCAGACACCGTCGTGGCGCGACCACCGGCGCTGGTGTCATACCTGACCACAGTACCCACGTCGTCGGCCACCGCCAGAAGGTCCTCACCCCACAAAGCCAGAGACCAGAGACGCATGCGGAACGTGACGCTGGACACCGACCTTGCGGTGTTCCAGGTGCTGTCCCCCCAAGTCGAAGAGCCATACCCCACGCCGTTAGTGCTGGTGGCGAATCCAGGAGCCAGGAGCACTGTGTAGGTCGGCGTGCCGCCTCCCGATGCTGTGGACGTGGCAGTCGATCCCAGGGCGATCGTGTAGCTATTCGCGTCGGGGGCCTCGACGATCTCGTGCGTCGCGTTGAGTGTGTCTGCGCTAATTCCAGCGGTCGCCGTGGCGCTGCTGAATGCCACCTCCTGCCCCGGCACGGCGCCGTGTGAGGCGTGTGTGACAGTGATGGTGGCAGAGCCGCTCGTGGCCGCGAATGGATTGCTGAGGAGCGTTCCAGTCGAGGCCGCCGGCGTGATGTCGGTCAGCGCCCCACCCTGCAAAATCATCAGGCGTTTTTCGCTGGCCAGCGCCGTTAGCTCAGTGCCATCCAGAGCTGCCCACTGCAGGATATTGCGCACTATTCCCACGGCAGCTGTGGCTGTGGCCAGCTGATATCCACCCATCAGCTCAGGCTGGCCTCGGTGGAATCTCACCATGTCGCTGGCTACGTACCTGCCAGACGTAGTGGCAGGCGCGTCGTCTGCGAAAATACCGGGAGCGATCTGAATGGGCGTATATGCCATTATTTTAGAATCACAGCGTCAATCGTGAACCCGTAAAGCGTGTGGGTTCCGGACCCCGCCTTGCCCCCAAAATGAATATTGTAATTCCGCGTGGCATACGACGGCACCAGGCCGTTATAAATTAATGCTGTGACGCAAGCGCTTTTGAGGCTTGAGCTCGATCGGGCAGCTATGGTCGAATTTTCCCAGTAGCCCATGATGGTGCTGCTCCCCGGGCTCTGGCCGAACCCGTCTGACCAGATCGACATCGCCAGAGCTGTGGTGTCATCAGTGATGGAGGAGAATGCATTTAGTTGGACTAATGCAACGCTGGCCGTCGCTGGCAGGACTAGCCTATTGTTCGCTGCGTCGAACATCCCCTCGCTATCGCTAACGATGTCGCCGGAGGCAAATGTCAGCAGAGTCGGGCCAGACGGCGACGCGTTCAGGCTGTGATCAGTGCTCGTCGCGAGATGCGCTGTCGGCAAGGCCGGCTGAGGCAAAACGCAATTGGTGCCGTCGCAATACACGAGCGTGGGCGCGGCAGAAGGCGGAATCGCGACGGCTGTTCCACTGGCGGTGCCAACGCTCATCGTAAACTCAAACGCCGTGGTCTGCGTGGTTGCATTTATCGCGTAGAACCACTTGACCCTAGCCGGCACTATCGCCTTGACTGATCCGGTGATTGCGCCGGTAAAACGCAGCGCAGCGTATCGACTTTGCGAAGTGTTGAAGTCGATGTCGGTCAGCGTGACATCAGCTGACCCCGCCATCGACACGGTTACTTCACCGGTTATTGCCTTCTCGGTCTCGCTTATTACATTATTTAGCTTTGTTCCCCACGTACTACTGTTTTCTCCAGTAGTCTGCAGCTCTAGTTTGAGTAGTGAGGAAGTAGTCGACGCCATGATTATTCTCCGTTGAGCCGTTTATTCTGGTGGTAGGCAATCGACAGTGGCATAAGTCCACCCTCCTTCGCCGCCATTCCAATCTGACCCTGCCCCGTCAGCCGCAGTCGCCACATACGTGATCCGCTTGCTCGAATCGTTTGGCTTTATGGCTCGGATAAGCCCGGAATAAGTATGGCTCCACCGGCCTGTACCGGCGTCGTCTAATGGCCAATCGGTCGTGTCAACAGTTTTAAGTTGGGGCCCCATCGTAAGTATTTGGTTAGTGTGATCGTAGTTAAAAGTGGCGAATATAGGAGTACCCGATTCATTAACAGTGCCAGCGGATATTAGTCGATTCGTAGTACCCACCTTGTCCAGCCACACAAGAGTCGCACTTTGTGCTTGCATAATTGCATAATTGTGTGTGGCATTATATTGAAGAAGATTAAATGTCGATCTGATTGGACCGATCGTGGCTCCATCATTGGTCTCCTTCCCCGCGTAATAGCCTGAGGCGTTGGGATAGCCGCCAATGTGGAATTGCTCGCCATATTCGCCACGGTCAGCTTCTGGAACATACACACGATCCACTAAATACCCAGGGGTATACGTCCCAGTGTCTCCCCCGTGGTAATTGCCACCAACGCGGAGATATCCGTTGGACACTTCTAAGGTGCAAGCCGTCACGGCAGGAGTGCTTGCCGAGGAATAAGAAATGGACCACCAAGCTGCAGAGTCCTGGAACCACACCTTGTCGTTTCCGTCGGGGTCCGGCAAAAATTGCTTAAAAGCGCGGAACATGCCAACGTTTAATGTATACCCATTGTCGGCTGTGCCGGAGGGAACCCCTACCGTGTACCGAGCCCCAATCGCCTGGGTCGGTGTAAATTTTATCCCGTAAATCAGCCCACCATTTGTCCCGGCTCCGCCAAAATAATAGTCGCTGATGTACACCAGGGCCCGGGTGGAATCGAGGACATGGATTCCGAAATATGCCGAATCATAATTATACAGAGTGTCAGAAGTGGAAGCGGGGCCAATCGCCTGGATGCTGCAGCCAGACATCAGACTTATTGTGTCACCAGACACATCGTAGGTTCCAATCTCCACATATTGATTCCCCGCGACATCAGCGTTGGACACGATTAAACATCGAGTGCTAGACACACGCCTTACGTGGACGTTCCCTGAGGGTCTGGTCGTGAAATCTGTTAATTCCTGCATGGCCCCAAATGTGGGATCGCCTGAGGAATCAAATGTAATAATGGCCGCTTTGACTTCCCCGTCGGTGCCGGTGGCTAGATCAGTATACACGCCTCCGGTAGCGGATCTTCCCGATCTCCATACAATGATATGTATATCGTCGGCCAGTTTCTCGATTTCAACTCCAATCCCCATGTATGCGTGATAAGTAGTATTGCCAGTCGTTTGGTGAGCACCCCGAGGATCTGGCTCGTGCCAGCCTGAGGGGCATTTGCGCCACGGCGTAGTGCCCTCCGGGTTAGCAAATGATGCCAGCAGTGGGGTAGCGCTGCCTCCCCCACCGCCTACCGCAAACGCGGAGCCGTCTCCTATAGCCTTAACGGGGGCATCCGAAATATTCCCACCTATTAACCGCATAGTATTTATCCGATCACACTGTAGTGGACTTCGACCGACAGGTCCGAGGCGGCAGAGGCTTGCATAACATACGACTCATCCTCCTGTAACGTCACGCCCATGCTCTGGTCGACTACTACCAAGCTATTTGCCGCCGCGACACTTATATTATGATACCCCCCAAGATCGGTGCCCGCGACTACGTCTGCACCTATTGCGACTTGGTACGGACCTACGTTGGAGTGCATAGGCGTGCCGTCTTGATCGCGTTTGCGGAGCTGAAAAGTCGCTGCAGCTGCTCCATCTATATTGTGGACCACCATCGACGTAATCCTAAGAAGCTTGCCACTACTGGCGATATTCCCGATTATATTCTCATCGGTGGTCGCAGTAGTGATTATTGTGCTTGCGCTGTAGCTTTTTACTTCAACCGATCCCGTAATTATTGGATTCGCCATCTAAACTCTCCTATCCCATACCGAGTGCGATCAGCGACCCTAGCCCATGCCCCGAGGCCGTGCTCATCGTAGTACTGTCGGCAAATTTCACCGTGCCGATTTTGATTGTCCCGGGCGTGCCCGATACTGCTGAGCCTAGTGTTGCGTCCGGTATGTATGTCCATTCGGACGTGGCGTTGACGAACCCGGCAAAAGCCGTCTTGGCCGATCCAGAGTAATAGTGATACCCCATGCCAATATCGGTGGTCGTAGTCCCGCTTGGAGCAGACCCAGAGTCGAGATTTAGCTCCAGTATTGTATCATCGTACAGTACAGTGGTCGCTTTATTGGTGACCGTGGTTCCATTTACTGTGAGATTGCTGGCGATTACAGTACCGGTGAATGTCGGGCTGGCTAGTGGAGCCGCGCCCAAAGTAGTGAGCTGAGCGGCCGCATCAGCATCGTCTAGGAGTGCTCGTCCGGCGGCGGTTAGCGAGGTCACCGCGAAGGCGTCACTGCCCGTGGTATAGATCATGTTGTCGGCAGCGGTCGTGAGATTGCTAATACTCGTAAGCCCAGCATCGGCACTCTGAAGTCCTGAGGTGTCGGTTACTCCCGCTTGCCAAGTAGATCCGTTGTAAACTTGGAGCTGATTACTAGAGCTGTTGAAAAATATGTCGCCAGACGCGATGCTCGTGGTCGGCGCCGTGCCACTGGATCCGTAGTATATGCCGTTGAACTCGGCGAGAGATGCGGCAGCGCTCGTTGCGCTGGTTGAAGCGCCCGAGGCCGATGATGCAGCCGCTGTCGAGCTGGCAGCTGCAGCCGTAGCCGAGGTCGCCCCAGTCGTGGCAGAGGTGCTCGCCGCGTCGGCATAATGCAACGCCGACAGAGTAGTCGAACCAGAGCTGAGAGTCTGGGTGGCTCCAGCAGCCCCTGTGGCTATTTTCTGAGCATCGTCGCGGGCGTTCTCAGAAGCCTGCTGAGTAGATACCGTCGCTGATCCAGAGGCGATGGATGTCCATGTTGTACTCATCTGAAGCTCCCCGCGACGGCGTGTGTGCCCTCGACCACTAGACTGCCTGCTGCGTACTGGTGGGCGTCTGTAGCGGCATTCGCCTCCAATATTAAGCGGTCTCTGACGACGCCGTATCTGGCCACTCCCTGGTCATCTAGGAGGTATGTCGAGGCCACCGCGCACGTCGCGTACAGGTAGAGATCCTCATAATTATCGAGGACACCATTGCTCTGGTTTGTATCGCTGAGGGCGGCGATACGAGCGTAATAAGCCAGCTCGATCGTGTACGTCGAGCCGCTGTCTGGGGGAGGCCGGAATTGCATCTGAGAGCTGATGATGGCATACGCCTGAGGTCTGCCAGCTGTGGCCCCTGAGTAAGCCCTGGTGAGCGCTTGGGGAGACATTGCTCGCAGCTCGTGTGTAGGGCTCGTGTTCGATATATAGATGCGCCGCGCCTCCAAAAAGTCGCTGGGCAAGTACTCGTATTCTTCGTTGAGGGTGGTCGTGGATCGCTCCACCATCTCACGCACGCGCAGGCGCTTATTCATGTGCGCCTCGGCGAGACCGATGAAGGTGGCTACCTTGGCGTCTGTCAGGTCGTCACGATTCAAAAAATCTTTAGTCTCAGTGACTAGCGCGGCAAATGTGGATGCCATCAGACCCGCCCTCCCCACACTCTAAAATGACGATTCTCGTGATCATTCAAGAGCTGCTTCCACTTCATGGGATTGTGCTTAGGCTCGCCGTAATCGCGTTTCCACTGGTGGTAAAGGACCGCAGGAATCTCGGCCACATGCCGGTAATGATTCTGACTCCCGACAAGATGAGTCGGAGCATCCCGACTCAGCTCGTGGGCATAGTCCATCACCGGGTCAGCGTCTTGTTCCATTTTGATCAGAGGTAGACCCTCATGCATCTCGATGGTCGTTCGCCGACCTGGTCGGTTGGTGATGTACCGCTTGGACATCAGCTGCAGTACTTGCCCTTGCGCATCTTGGCGCCGGCTTTGCTCGCTTTTTTCTTAGCCATGGTGGCCTCCTTAACGCTGGTTTCGGTAGGATTAGACGCAGCTGTGGCGCGGCGCCCCGATCACCGACCGAGGCGCCTAGCCGTCAGCTAGGTGGTGCTAGGACCCGTTGAGTGCCAGGACCTGAGCCGAAGATTTCGGCGCAGTCATGACCAAAGTGCCCTCGACAATCAGCTGCTTTTGCATGCTGTCGCCGGTTGCCGCCATCTCCTTCATCGCAAAATTGCGATTGGGGAGGGTACGGTATTCACACCAATCGTAATCGACAAGTAGCGCCTTGTCGTTCGATAATTGGCGAGACATCGTGACGTCAAGTTGGCCAAAGTCAGTCAAAAAGACCGAAATTGATCCTACATGCATACCCTCAGTCGGCTTCCCAGCTGTCATATGCAGCTGATTAGTTACAGAACTAGTAAGAGCACTGAAGTTCTGCTTGTTTGTTGCACTGAGGAGTAAGGATGTAGGATTGCCACCGTCGTCCCATGCCATGCTGTGAGCAGTCTCGATCAGAGCCAGCGTGAGGGCTCTGGCCGTTCCGGCCGTTCCCGCGTCGGAACCGTCCCCAGTAGGCACGGCGCCGCCGCTACCGAAACTGGTGTTGGATAGCCACGTGCTCACCGCGCCGGACTTGCGAGGATCAGACCCAGACTTAACCACCTCACCATCGGTGAAGTACTTTTCAAGGTCTCGACGCAATTCCTTGCCGGCAATGATCTGTCTATAGTTCATCTCATTGCTGACGCCGGCCTGCTTTACTTCATTAAGCGTGCCGGATATTGAGATACCCTTCTGACTGATCATACATACGTTGGTAAGTCTAGTATGCGCAGTCTGGGCCTGGTAATCCGTGTCACTTCCTTCATTAACGTAGTTCGTTGCACTGGCTGAAGCAAGCTCTTGTACTAACCATTCTTCAGTAATCGCGGACGCGGTGCCCTTTTTTACTGTAGAAATAAATGGTGTTTCATCGCTATCTACTTGATATATTATGTCGTCCAAGCTTTCACGCTTGGCAGTACTTGTAGCCGTCTTGTAAAGAGCGGCAGCTGCGGTAGCCATGATGGCCTCCTATGATCTTGAGTTGAGGATGGCCAATGCGTCCTGCACAGAGCCCGATTTATTGAAGGCTGCTCGCAGGCCTTTTTCGGCCTTTTGCTGACCCGTCTGAGGCGATCTTGATCGACTTGTCGTCACCATTTTCGGCGCTTTGCTCGTTTTGGCCCGGGCCTTAGACGTCTGCGATTTTAGCTGGCTCAGGAGCCAGGAATCGTAGGCGACTTTGACCGCACGAGAATCGACTACACCGTCGATTTCCTGCTCCGTGTACCCCATCTCCATCAGGTGGGATTTCACGCCGGCCATTTCTCGAGTCCGCACCTCATCCTTAGACCAGCTGGGTATCCGCTGGACCATCACCTGCTGCTCTTGCGCGAGCACTCGGCGGTGGTTCGACACGGCCTCCTGCTGCTCCCTACGAGCTAAAAGAGCTCGCTCTTGAGCCAGCGTCTGCTGCTGTTCCCGAAAGTCTCGGAATTGCTCGCGCTGTTTCATGTAGGCTAGAGGATCGGATTCGTAGAGCTGCTCCCAGTATTCGGCACCGGGATCTTGCACCGTCTGGCTGAGCTGTTGATCGAGCTCTCCCAAACGCTGAGACATGCCCTCCCGCATTTGCGCGTTCTGGGCTTTCTCGGCCTCGATCTGCTGCTGCATCTGCTCCAGCTGTCGTCTTTGCTGGCTCAACTCAGCAGTCTTGATCGAATAGTCCTTATTTCTCTGATAGCCTGCCAGAGCCTCGGCAGTCGTTATCTCCAGCTCCTCGCCCTGCACGGTTACTCTGTGCAGCGCCTCGCTGGGATCGTCTGCTGGTTCCTGGTCACCATCGTCGCTGTCGGGACTCAAAATACGGTCAATCTCTTCGAGATCCATGCCCGCATCGTCGGCGTCAGCATTAGTCGCTTCCACCTCAACTGCCGGCTCCTGAGACTCGGCTTGCCCCTCAACGGGAGCCTCGTCAAAAAGTCGGCTTGCTGCCTCTTCCACGCTGATGCTCCCGTCGGGGTTGGCCTCAGCAATTGTGGTGTCGGTCATTAAAAACTCCTTTAATGGATGCTGTCTCGTTCGGCGTCGAGCTGGGCCCGCGCCATTTTGCCATCATTCACAATGCTTATGATCTGCGTTTGGATGTCCTCGACAACCTTGATTCGCCGATAGTATTCCTCGCGCGAGCCAACGTCTGCCGGCGCACTCTCCAAAAGTGCATGCATGTAAAAATCGCATAAAGTGTCACACGCGTCGGCAAAGGCATCGGAAAGGTCGAGCTGCTCCATTCTCCGGCCTCGCTCCGCTGCGCGTTCTTTTGTTGACATAATTGCCTACTGTCGTGGAATGTTGGCGTCACCGCCGGGTAAGTCATATTGGATCTTCAGAGCCTCCATCTGAGCCTCTGCAGCCATCTCCTCTCGCCGGATCTCGATGTCCGCCATCGCTTTCTCACGCTTCAGCTGCAGCTCCTGAGCCTGCGCTTGCGCCTTGAGCTGCATGGTAGCTTGCGCTTTCTGTTTCTCGATCTCGATCTCTGCCTGCGCTTTGGCCTGCTCGATCTGCAAGGCCTGCTGCATCTGTGGGTTCGGTTTCGGCTGCTCCTGAGCTTTTTTCTGAGCCATTTGCTGCTGCAGCTGAGAAACTTTCTCAGGGCTATTGACGATGAGCTCAGTGTCCTCGATGCCAGCAATCTGCAGCATTCTGCGCAGCACCTCGGCATGCTGTGGCAGTGTCGCTATGGGGTTGTCCAGACCCAGCTGTGTCAGCATTGCCGTCTGTTTTTCGGCCACGTCTCGAAGAAACATCAGCCTCTGCTCGTGGTTGCCGGCAGTGCCCAGACCGACAGACACCATGGTGTCTACGTTCTCGTCCCAGGCGCTGGGCTCGATCTCGACAAAATTACTGCCCCGCAATCTCATGATCTTGGGTCGATCCTGGTGCGTGCGCAGCAGGTGATAAATTGCCTGATACACTGGCTTGATCAGGGTCTCGGCGAACGTCCTGGCCATCATCTCGGTTTTGGATTGTGCCTGGGACATTGCCCCATTGATGCCGATGGCAGACACACTCTGCAGCTTGTCGAGGCTGAGGCCGGCGCTGTTCTGCAGCCCAGTGCGGTTTTCCGCCATTGTGTCCACATATTCAAGCAGCTGGAATGCTGAAGCCTGCAGGGGCGCCACCTGCAGCGGCTGCACCGCCCCAGGCTGCCTGACCCTGACTATGCCGCCTGGGGTTGCGCTTAAGAGGTCGTCCATCTGGACCTGACCCTCAACCGCGATCGTGCGGGAATTATTCTGCGCGTACAAATTATCCAAATGCTGCCTGACGATGCTGCTCTTTATTTCCTGGCAGTCGAACAAGAGCTCTGCGATGCCTCTGCCGATCAATCTGTGACCCATGTGAATCACAGTGCCGATCACGATTGGGCAGTGCGTGATGACTTCGTCCATCAGGACATGATGGCCTGAGCCCAGCGTGCAGACACGGTGCAGCTCAGCGATGCCATCCTCGTCGGCGTCAAGCCTGACGTATACCTCGCAGTACTCTACTTCAGCCATGCTCTCATCGGCTGCGTTTGACGCGCTGCTCTCACGCACGTCCTGGTATCGGTCTCGCTCTTCCTGACCCTCCTGGATTTCGCTCGCAGAATGCTCTTTAAGCTCCTCTAGGTCGTAACCAAGGCCAACAAGCTCGCTCAGCGTGCGGTTTGATCGGTGGCCTATCAGCCGACTGGACTTGACGGTCACCGCATCGTCAGCGACCAGAATCTCGTTGGGTGGTATATGCGACAAGACCACGCCGCTGTCGATAATTCGGCGATTGACGCGCACGTCGAAACTCATGGGTGGCTCAGCCGGCATGCCGGTGGCCGGGTCCACAGGCAGATCCTGCTCGCCGATCTCGACCTCTGCCGACACCTGCACCGTCTGCTCCAAGACCTCGACCATGTCGTCTTCCAGAAGAGCCGTAAGCTGCAGCTCGCTCAGCCCCTCGTGCAGCTCTTCCTCTACGCGCTCCTCATCCTGGTACACACATTTGACGGCAGCCATGCCGTACAACAAAGCATCCTTGACCAGGCCGGTTAGGCCAGCAAATCCCAGCTCACGCTCAAAAGTGTACCGACACACGTCGGTGGCCTGAGCTGCGTAGGCAACACTCTGAGGGTTGCGTGCCTGGATAGTAACTACGTCAGCTCCAGAAAATACGCGCATGAGGGATGGCGTGGCGGTCTCCACTGCGTCAGCCACTTCGGTGATTACGACTTGCGACCGGCCCTCCTGAGCGCCAGAGCCGAAATCCTCGCCATGGTAATACGAGATCGCCTTTTCTCTTTTGGACTGAAAATTGTCGTCAGTAAACCCAATGGCTGCCTCGATCTCGGCAGCGACAATGCGCTGGATGTCGGCTTCGTCAAGAGGCATGGTCAACCCAACGCGCCGGCTGTCTCGGCGCCGCCGCCGAATGGTATTTCATCACTCACCGCCCTGGCCAGAGCTTGGAGACGCGCTTTGGAGCATGCCCTGCACGACCTTAACAAAGGCCGGGTCATAGGCTTCCTCAAGCGTGTCAGGACCGTAAGTGCCGTCAGGCCCAACGCGTGGCATCCATGCCTCGCCTGTGCCCCCGTAGGCATCGGCGTTGATGCCAAGGACCCGCTGTATAATCTCGGCGTTGTGGCCTAACTCGCCAGCCGTTTCCATCGGATCTAGGCCCAGCCATGGGGCATAACTGAGCTCCAGTGCCTGCCTATTTGTGATTCCAATCTCTCCCGCCGGCTCGGCGGGTTTGGGACCGGACGCCGTGTTGCCGCCGCCCTCAGCAGTAGCCCATTTACCCGTGGCAGTGTTCGGATTTATCGTCGTGAAAAGCCCCGTCTCCGGGTCCTTTTTTATGCCGACCTGATATCCGCCCTGCTCAAAATTGCCGTCTTCTGTCCAGTACCCAGGATTGAACAACCCCCCCTGGAAATTATTTAGGAAACCCTCGTCGACATCCAGACCAGTGTCTGCCGGGTTGCTGATCAGCACACCGAGGGGGTCTAAATTTGGTGCGAATTTCCACACCACATTGCCGTCAGCTGTTACGTTGCCGTCACCTGATGGACTAAAAACCATGTTGTCGTTGACAGCCATTGTATTTTCTCCTTGCCGGCACTAAAGTCGGCCTCTGGGCATTTGATCTCTAGCTTGTGCGCCCTGGCATCCTGCCTAAAGCACTAAAGAAGGGTTTCCATTATGGTTCAGTTTCTCAGCCCCAAGGGCTACATCATGCACGAGCCTCCCTACACTCAAGAAGAGGAGGATGACCTCTATAGGCGCATGGCCGCCGGTCCTAAGACGATCCTTCGGACTTCACGTCCACGTTTGAAAGTATCGCCCCCAAAAGAGCCACAGGAAGGACCCCCTTCCCAATAAGGGCTTCCAGGCGGCCTATCCAACCGGGCCCTTTTGCTATTTCCTCAAGGGCTCGGTTCACGTCTTTGCGGCTGGCTCCCCACCTGCTCTCCCAGTCCCTGTTCCGAGAAATACGGTCCAGGGCCTTTTGGGCAAGGTGTGGGTTATCGTCAAAGGCCTGCCTGATCTCAGGCGTGGCGTTAACGTCTTTCAGCATCCTCTTGGTGGCAGCCTCAGATCCCTCGCCGGCAGCCCAGGCGTCGGTGTAATCTCTGTAGACACTGTCCACGTTTGTGCGCCTGGGCGATAGCCCTGTGCGGTTGGGAAGCGCGTCCACTACTGCCTCGCCAAGGAGGCCCATGGCCTTCTTTGGAGTTTTACTAATCGGGCCCACCTCTGGGTAGAAACTCGACACGGTGACGCCCTGACCGGTGTCTACCACCTCAGGCAGGCCATGCACCGGGTCGAGGACTGCCTGCCGTCGGACGCCCTCCCGCACACCTAGAATCTCGTCGCGAGTGAGCGGACCGTCTAATGGCGTGAACAGGCTGGGTGACTTGCCCGGAGGGCCGCCTGTCCAGTGCTTGTGGGCGGCGGACGCATCTTGCACATCACCATAGGCTCGCACGCTCTCACCGGCCTCGATCAGAGCCTTGTCTGCGGGGGGAATGGTTTTTAGGCCATCCTTTGCCGTGTCAAAGGCCACCAAAGGCCTAGCCACGTCCCCACGGTTAGTTTGCAAAGGGCCGCCACCAGGTGTGGGGAATATGCCCTGCATTTCCTGGCTAGGCAAAACCCGCATAGCTACGCCGGTGGTGCCTGCCGGCCCCCTGTGGCGCAGGCCAGAATATATGGCATCGCGACCGTCAGGCAGACGCCAGCTGCTCCTTGGGTCGTCAGCAAATTCTGCTCTCTGCGCGTTGCTGGCATCAACTGACCGAGACATATGACCTGTGCGTGCCGCAACAGACCCTGGCTGGGCCTCGTGCGTGGCGTACGCCACGTGCTTAGGATAGAAGTCGCCGACAGTCTTAACAGCCTCGCTGAAGGCATCCTCGTAGGCCATCTCAGCTGCTCGCTTCTCAGGAACGCCAGCCTTTATATATCTCTGCAGGATGGCCGGCCGCTGCTCCAGGATAGCCATGGCCTTCTGGCGCACCCAAGGGGCTGCCTGCAGCTGCTCGCCTGTCCAATTTGAGCGATCGCCCAGGCGGTTCTTGTTCGCTCGATCCACGGCAAGGGCGGTCTCGTAGTCGAGGAAACGATGCTGCGCCTCGGTCAGAGCCCCACCCTGGGGGGAACCATCTGCCTCTGTGTACTTAAAATTGCGCGCATGGCGAAAGTCGTTAACGCCTGTCGCACCAGGCGGGAGCTCCTGGTTGGGGTTGATAAGTTTGGCGTATTTGCCAGTTTTTGTGCCGAGTTGGTGTGCCCTAGGGTCATTCATAGCCACAGCTAAGCGTGAGCCGGCTCGCTGAGCTGGAAAGCGCGGCGTGGCATCCATGCCGGCAAGCGTTGCGGCCATGTCCTTGATCGAGAACGCAATCTCATGCTCGGGCGAAGCGCCAGCGGAATACTGTGCTTGATTAGCCGAGATCCAGTCGTTGACGTTGCGGTCGCCTCCAGAGGCCGTGTTAATGTCGCTACGCGTCTTGTCGTACCACATTGAACCGCGAGTATCCTGAGCCACAAATTCATCAAACTGTTTGCGCAGATTGGTTAAGGCTCTTTTGGTCTTTAAATCGCGAGGGCCGCCGACATAAAGCCCCTCAGCCTTATCACCGCTCTTTATCAGGTGGGGCTCGCCGCGAGCGATCTCGATGGCCTCGTCAACGGGCTTGCCTCGCAGGCTCTCAAGCTCAGTGGATTTGGTTGGCTTGACACGCCGGATAGATCCCAGGCCAGCAAGGCCAGTGCCTATCAGGCCTGCTACTTTGGCGGGAATGATAAAGGGGTCGGCGACCACACTGCCCAGGAGGTCACCGGCTATCTCAGCCCCTGACCCCGTGGGCATGTTCTCCGGGCTGCGCAGCGGGTTGTTCTCAATGAGCCAGTCGGAGCCCATGACAGGCCTCTGAGACATGGGCAGGCCAAGGCCGCCCATTGCTTGGTTGACAACATCAACAGGCATGCCCACGAGACGCTCAGGGGCCAGAGTAACGCCCCTAATAAGATCAGTCGCGGAGCGCTGACCGCGCTCGATCGTTGGGTCCACGCTGTGCGACATCTGGCGCCGGCGCGCTGCCTGCATGGCCTCTTCAAATGTAGTCATACTACCCACTCAGTGCTGGGCTGTTTCAGAGGTCGGTTCCATGCGCTCGCGTAACCTCCGCGTGACCCTGCGCTCAGCATTGCTGCCGTACCCGACAGGGTCAGGGCTAGAGCATCCGCACAGTCTGGGCTTGGGTGCCCTCTTTTTTTCATGGCTGGCTTTGATTCGACCTGGATCTTGCCGTCGCTCAGCGTGACATATCGTGGAGCCGTCAGCTCCGCGAGTAATTGATCGCTTTCTACACATCGTACGTCACGCCCCTCGAAATATTCTCGCATGGAAAACCAGAGCTCGTCTCGTAGGCGTCGGAAGCGCGTCTTCAGAGCCGGCGATTCAGCCACGTTGATGCCACGCACAGTGCAGTCTAAGGTCTCGCTGAGACGGTCGCAAACGCCGGCACCGATGCCGATCACGTCCACGTGCACGCTCTGTGGGCGCAGGCTGGGGGGCAGGCTCTCGAACTCCTGCAGGACCATGCCGCAAGTCTGCATCAAGTCCTTGTTTCGCCAGATCTTGATGTCCTTGATGATCGGCCCCTTGCGCTTGACTAGTGCCGTGGCATCGCTGCCTGCTCTGGCCACGTCGAGGCCCCAGACCTCAGGATCGTCGGTCTCAGCTATGTCTCTGTCGAAAGAGCTCGTGACAAGCTCGGCATTGATAACTGTGTCGTCGCTTTCTTGGGCAAACTGACCCTCGCAGCGAATCTTGAACACCGCACTTTCTTCGCCGTAGTCCTGCCTCATCTGCTCGACCCAGTCTGGATCGACCATCGAGCTGTCCGCGTGGCCCACGGTCATTGTGTGCCATCGTGCTGCGTTTTTCGTAAACGCATCGTAGAAAAACCCCTGAGTCTGCGTGGGATTCCCGCACATGACCATTTTTGCCCCGGGGGTACTTAACGAGCCGGCAGCGGTCTCAAAAATTATACTGTCGATGGCGCTGGCCTCGTCCACAACGAACAGCAGATTGGGGCTGTGGAAGCCCTGCAGCGCGACTGGCGTGTCGCGCCGGCTCACGCGGTAAAAGACGCCAGTGTCGGCAGCACCTCCTAAGCGTATCTGATCACTCTTAAACTCCAGCAGGTTGCGCCACTCGATGGGCATCTGGCGTGCCCACTTTTGCGTCTCAGCGGCAAGGACGTCGGAAAGCTGATGGTGCGTTGGCGCCGTGGCCGGAACCTTAGACGGCACCCGTGTGAGTATCCAAAATAACGTCAGCCAACTGAGGTAGGCACTCTTGCCGACCCCATGACAGGACTTGATAGCGACCCTGGGGTGATCCCTCACGGCGTTGAGGGCCTGGACCTGCCAGGGCTGCGGCTGAGCACCGATGACAGCGCGTACGAACAGCGCTGGGTCAGCCCTCAATGCCATCAGGTTGTCGTCAGATATCAAAAAAAAAATCCACTATCGCGTATCTGAGCCACGCGATGGTGCGTGGAATTGTGTGGTCAAGTGCAGCTAAAGCAGCTGCCCCCGCTCCCTCGCGAGGGGGGGGGTCAACGAACCAGGCCAGGGCGCAGACTGGACTAAGGTGGAGCCGGCCGGTATTTGCTAACGATATCAGTCACTTACGTGGAGGTGCCGGCCGATAAGGTACTGATCTCAGGCTGTTTTGCGTAGAGGCACGATCACGTCGTCAGCTCTGGCGGCCTCGATTGCGTTGTTGATGCGCTCTGCTGCGGCGGCGTGATCGTAGGTAACGTGTTGATGTTGCACGTCTTTTAGCATTCCCTTGGACTTCATAAGCAAATCCAGGGCCTTCAAACGGCTCGCGGCGCCCTCGCTGCCCCTCGCCAGCTCCGTCAGAGTGCTGATGATTTCCTCTTCGGACATGGAGACCATAGCTTTGATGCGGTCGCGCTCAGCCTCGATCGCAACCTGTACTCTAGGGTTCTCTAGGAGCTGGTATGCCTGACGGTCTGCGTACTTTGTTGCATACCCAGCGCGCTTAGCAGCAGTCGAGGCGTCAGGGCAATCTGGATTGCACACATGGTCAACAAACCGCTGCTGCTTCACCGTGAGTTCTCGATCTGGACCTCGATCCGCCATCAAAAAAAGCCCCTTTCGGAGCTTGCTGTCAACTGTCTGACCATGCCTAAAAGTAGCCAATCGACTGACCATCGCGCAACAGCTAATATCAGGCGCAAGCCGTTGTAATCCCTCAATCCCCCATCCCCAGGCCATCGGCAACCCTATCCAATGCTCCAGCCAGCGTCTGGATCAGCCGGCGGCGCGGAGGCTTCCCCTCTCCCTCGAACGCGCGACTTGCCCACTCGTTCCAACCACACACCGAAATGAGCAGTCGCCTTTGCTCATACCCACACGCCATTGCCAGCATTCTGGCCACACGCTCTCTGGTCGCAAGCTGCCCTTCGGTCAGGTCTCTCCTAGCCGACCCTCGCGCACTGGTGGCCTGAGCCCCGTCAGGTGGAGCTGTGATGCGAGGAGAGGTCGAGTGCAGGTAGCAGTCTCTGAAATGCATGCCAGCCCGGTGCTCTCGTCCAGAGATGCTGTGCCTACGCCAGTAAACATCCAGGACGCACTCGTGAAGTACACGCTGAGCTCGCTCGTGCTGAGCGACAAGTACATCCTCGGTTGCTCGACTAGAACGGTATTTCATCACCCACCTTCCAGTCGATGGGCGTAATTGCCTCCACCGTCGCCCCGGGGAATTCTCGCATCACAGCTCCCACAGCCTGCGCACTGTTTTGCTTCATCCAGCTCTCGAATATCTTGGCAGCGCTGTCCATGGTCATGACATGCGCACGACGATTCTCGCCGGCGAGGTCAGCCGTGGACGCGCAGATCACGAGAAGAGACCCGTCGCTCATAACTGCCTCCATTCTCTGCGGCTCGATTTCCTGGTGCCCAGCATCAGCAGCAGCCTTGGACATGGCTGTGTACCCGGCAATGAGGCTGTCGATATGCTTCCTAACGAGGTCTGGGTCGCCAGTGCTCAGCGCGTCGTAAACCCTGCCCTGCTGAGTGGTCACCTTGGCTGCCATGGCACTGGGCACGAGGCTGGGCAGG